ATATTAACCACACCTTTATACAATAAAAAACACCAACGCACCTGTTTAATGCGTTGGTGGACGGAACTCTAGTGAAATTTTTTTGACACCTAGGCAAAGATCGGGGCTCGCCGCAATCGCTTTTCCTTTTTAACGCTGGAAGAACCTATGGAATGCTCTTTAAAGACATATATACTATTGTTTATATTATACCTATTTCATACTTCCAATTTTGCCAGGTTTCTGCCAAATTTAATCCTTCTTTTTTTAGCACCAACCATAGTTAGATAAAAACTGGAACCACGGCCGTAGAGGATGAAAATCTTTCTTTAGTACCAACTATAGTTGAATGTAAACGTCAACGAGATTAGGGTAATTTGCGACGGCCTCGTCTCTTTAGTACCAACTATAGTTGAATATAAACGCCACAGTGAAGCTGACATGGCCTTGTGCCGAATATCTTTAATACCAACTATAGTTGAATGTAAACCTCAAATGTATGACATGAAAGCACACAAACGTGTAACTTTAGTACCAACTATAGTTGAATGTAAACGACTCGCAAGCCTCGTAGGTGCAAGAGGGGGTATTCTTTAGTACCAACTATAGTTGAATGTAAACCCGTCAAAATAAGCCAGCGCCAAGACATCCCAACCTCAACTACAGTCAGCTTCCTGCTTCAGCGACCGTGTGCTCGTAGACCCGACCAGGTCGGTTCCGCCGCAGGAACGATCTCCACAGGCGTAAATTCCCGAGCTAACCTCGGTACCGTTGTTTATATTTATATTATACCACTTAACCAGATTCTTTGCAGCATTTATGTCTCTGTCGTGTATTTCCCCGCAGTTAGGACATTCCCATATTCTTACGCTTAAATTCAGTTTTGGGAGCACATATCCGCATTTGCTACAGGTCTTGCTTGAGGGATAAAATCTATCTGCCACAACCACCTCGGACCCGTACCACTGTGCTTTATATTCAAGCTGTCTTCTGAACTCGCCCCAACCGGCATCGGATATACTTTTGGACAAATGGTCATTCTTAACCATATTCTTCACGGCAAGGTCCTCTATTACTATTGCCTTGTGCTTACAGACAAGTTCTTTAGACAAATTATGCAGAAAATATTCGCGTTGATTTGAAACATGCATATGCAGTCTCGCCAGTTTCATAGCAGCTTTCTTGAAATTGTTAGATCCTTTTTTCTTCCTCGACAACTGCCTTGACAGCCTTTTTAGTCTCTTCATGCTTTTATCAAGAAACTTCGGCGCTTCAATCTTAGTGCCATCAGACAATACTGCAAAGTGCATCAGCCCGACATCTACGCCTATTGGCTCACCGTCAGGCTGTTCCGGTTCCGGGATTTCAAGTTCAACGATGATGCTCACAAACCACCTGTCCGCTCTCCTTGACACCGTGGCTCTCAGTATCCTGTCAGCCTTAAAATTGTCTGTCTTTTCTTTAAGCCTTATCACGCCAAGCTTTGGGAGTTTAACTGCTTTAGGGAATACCTCAATTGCCTTTTGATTTTTTCTGCCTCTTAAAGTAAAAGCGTCATATCTGCCTTTAGCTTTGAATTTAGGGTATCCTACCTTACGCCCCTGCTTAAGACCTCTGAAAAAATTCTGGAAAGCCTTATCTAAGTAATCCAAGGTAGTTATAGGGATATCGCTTGATATGTCGTAAAGCCATTTGTAGTTTTCGTCTGTTCTCTTTAGCTCCACTAACTCGTTGTGCAGGCTAAATGCGCTGATAGACTTCTGCTCTTTTTCCCACAATTCTTTTTTTCTTGCCAACCCCCAGTTCCATATAAATCTTGCACAACCTGCATATCTATTAAATAAAGCCAGCTGAGTTTTATTTGGCTTAAGCTCGTATTTATAGGCCTTATGAATTAACATCCCCAAGCCTCCTCACATCCCAAAAGGGCCAAGTATGAACGGCGCGCACTTTTCGACCGCCTTGCGCCTTTGCCTGTAAAACTCGCGTTCGGATATCGCCATCTCCTCCATGACAATTTCCCTCGGAAGCTGCTCGAAATAATACAGCACGACAAGCTGTCTTAGGTTTGCCGGAAGCGATTCAAAGGCCTGTTTTATAGCTTTTGTCTTTGCCATTAAAAGCTGATATTCGGGATCTCTTTCCTTGGCAGCAATAACCCTGTCTTCGATTGACGATATCGAGCCAGAACTTTCAGGCTTGATAAAGCCGTCAAAGCAATCGCATTTAGCCATTATGAATTCTTCACGCAGGGTTAACTGCCTTATGAGTGCCGGGAAATTAAACAGGGCACTTTCTACTGCACGAAAAAAATCTCGCTTCATTCGCCTGCCTCCATTCTTGCCTTCTTCAGAATTTCAAAGAAGGCATCGGCTTCAAGGATAACAACAGGAGGTTTTCTGGACTGCTTGCAAACCAGGAGCCAATGCGTCCCTTCCGCTTCGTTGGCTTTGGCCTGTTCAATCCATTTTGGCACGCTCCACCGCTCCTGGAATTTACATTCGACGCTGAAGGGGAATACATCTAAAACCCGGCTTTCAAGCCTGACGTCAGCCCCGCTTTGCCCCATTGGCCTGGACTCGATGGGCCTATCCTTTCCCCATTCAAAACCTGTCAGTTCCGCTATCTTTTTACAGACCCATCTTTGAAGCGAACGACCTTTTGCTTTAGCAGATCCGGGTTTCATTTTCGGTCCGCCTCAAATATGTAATCCTGCATCTGCTGAATGGTAAACGACTCAATGTATCCTGCCTTGCTGCGAAAGATAAACATAGGCTGCCCCTTTGTATTGTGTATTACGCTGTCGAAATACATAGATCTGACGTTTTCAGATATTGCCCCTGTTTTAGGTTTTATTATATACTTCATGCCTTTATGCAACTTACGTTCCATGTTTTCGGATAGTTTAAGCCATTCATCTGTTTTATTGAGCCCGGCACTGCTGCTTGATGCTATAAAGTTAATCCAGTCGTCATTAAACAAAGACTGTTTGTTCCTAATCGTTATGCCAAGCTCATATCTCTTTGATCTCACTGCCGTCCAGGAACGGCCGATGGCTTTGCCTATCTCCTCGTCGCTTAATCCCTTTCGTGCAAGATCACATAATTTTTTTATTTCATCGCCTGTCCAGTACCACACCTCCTTCTTTGGTTCGTTCTTTTTTTTGCGCTGCCTGCACTTCAAAGTACGCGTATCTTTATATGCCAAGCGCCGCAGCTCACGGAGATGTTCTATGACATCATCGCTTATCTGCATCTCGGCCACTCCTAAAAGGGAATATCGGCATCAGGCAGGCTGTCATCTGAGAATTCCTGTATCTGAGCCTCTTCAGGCATGTAAGCAGCCGAATCTGCCGTTTTCTTGACGTAAACAGGTCTGTATATCTCTGTAGCTATGATCTCCGATATCTGCTTCTTCTGCCCTTTACTCTCATAGAGCCTGGTCCTGTGTCGACCTCGCACCATGATTGCGTCGCCCTTTTTGAATTCCCTGGACACAAGCTCGCCCAACTCCCCCCATACGACGATATTGTGCCATTCGGGGGAGTTTTTAACCCATTCGCCGTTGCGTTTAAAATCATTGCTGGTGGCAACGCTGAACGTGCAAACAGGCTTCTGTGCGCCGGTATATCTGAGTTCGGGATCCCTGCCGATATGGCCCATGATTTCGTGTAAATTTCTGTTAGGCATTTTTTATACCCCCTTCGAGTCGTAATATGCCTGCAGATCTCTGTTGTCGCATCCTGGCACGGCCCTGCCTGTTGCCCTGAACATAAGGATGATGTACTGCGAATATGCAGCCTTCCTGTCGCCCTTGGCCAGCCGAAGCGCCTCGTCGGCAAATCTTGGTATAACCCTGTCGATGTTTATTTTTTTGCCAGGCATAAGCCCTCCTCCTTACTCGTATCTGAATGCTATCCAACTATCCTTTGTATCTCTCTGCTTTTCCCTGAAGCAGTGGCAAGTTCTCTTGAGGTCATCTTTTATCACGCCTACTACTACCGCAACGCCCCTGTCCACGGTTACCCAATACGGCAAAGGAGCAAAGCAGTAGCCGTAACCGCTTTCACTGCTTATATGGCAGTACTCGCACTTTTTGCATATAATCATCTCAGCCACTCCTTCTTTCCCTTGGTTCAAATTTCTTGCAGCTTTTCCTTAGCACTATCAACACTTTCCCAGTCTTCCCGCATACCTTTCTTTCAACTATTGAATATTCCCTTCTAAGGTATTTACAATCCTCGCAAATATTCATCATCTAGCCCCCTTATACGTCTTCACTCTCGCTTGCCCCCTCATGTTGTTTGGCCCATCTGTGCATTTCCTTTTCCCTTTCCTGCTCACGTCTCCTGATTTCGGCCATCCTTCTTTCATGCTCCTCCTGATATTTGGGCCAGCAGTGCTTACATACGCCCACACACGTTAAATCCTCAGGCAAATAATTCATCCCGCACATTACGCATATCATCGCCATCACCTCGCTGTCTTTATCTTTCTCCTCACCACAGGCACGTCGCACACTATAATGCGTCCGTTCTCAATGAGCCTGTCGGTAATTCTTCTGCCGTAGCGTTCGGTGATGCCATCGGTAGTCATGTTCCCGGTAATGACGGTCGCCATGTCCTCACCGTGATCGTAGCGCTTTGATATCATGAAGTTTATGGCAGCGACGGTCCTTGGAGAGTTATCCTCCATGCCGAGGTCGTCTATGACCAGCACCCTGTATTTACTGGCGATATCCCATTGCTCCTGGCACGTGGCTGCTGCCACCTCATACGCCGTGTACCAGACAATCTGCTCTCTCAATTGTGCTGTTACCTTGTCCCAATCCGCTCCGTTTTTGAAGTATCTGCCATATGCGTCAAGCGCCCAACGGTAGCACAGGTACGCGGCAATAAAGCTCTTGCCTGTTCCCGGTGGCCCGCAGAGCACAAGGAAGTCGTGATAGTCGTATTTAAGCGCCTCATTTAGGGCATCGCTTTCATAAATATCATCAAACTCAGCAATGTGTCTTAGCGGTACCCCCGAGTATTTCGCGAGGGCGTCCTTGATGTTATGACTGAACTCGTCTGTCGTAGTTTTCATGCATCATTTACCCCCTAGCTCTTTGTAGGCCCTGCCTGCCGCCAACCGTTTTGTTTCCGTGTCAACAACCTCCACGAGAGCAGGTATAAATTCCAGGTATCCGCTCATGCGGTTATTGATCTCATGATGCCCAGGGAAATATTTCGGGACATCTTTCCAGCCGACGTTTCTGCCGAGTTTATAAAGCTCCCTGAAGTCTTTCTCGCGAAATGGAAGCTCGTCTTCGGTCATAGCGCACACCTTCTGCCAGCCTCCCATGCGCTCGATGCAGAAATGGATAACGGGATCGTCAAATTTCACACTCTCGTAAGCCCCGTGCTGTCTGGCTGCTTCGAGCACGCGATGCCATGCTTTGATGGCTCTGTCCTCAACGCTGCCTTCAATGCGGGATATGATATCTACCGGCTTGGGCATATAAGGGCTCTCGAGCAGGTGGACATGTAGTGCTCTCGTCACCTGCTCAAACGTATATGGTTTGAGCAAATCAAAAAAAAGTTTCATGCCGTTTTCGGCTAACTTCGGATATCCGAGCGTTTCGGCCACAGCGCTCATTACTGCGACAAACGCCCCGTAATCTTCCTGCCTCATGTCTCGCCACCTCCTGCGTTATCCCATGGTACTTTAACCTGCTCCCTCCAACTTGGCCCGCACATGGCCTCCATGTACTGGTCAAATGGCAGCTTGCGTATATCGCGCTTATTCAGGTCCGGAGGGCCTGGGATGTACGGCGTATATTCGTCTTCCCAACGGCCTTTATTGAGCCACGTAGCCGGGTAGGGGATAAATTTGCCGCCCTGCTCCTGCCATTGAAGCGAGGCTACGGCTCGCCTAAGGCCGTCCATGATTTTGCCAAAAAGGTCTTCGTCAGGCTTTAGCTTTTCCCATGCGCGCATTGCATCCAGCTTGGCGCATTTACGCGGGTATTCCTGCCAAAACTGATTAAAACGATCCAGTTGGATGCCAGACAGAATCTTGTTTTTTGCCTTGCTGGTCCGTCTTTCCCTTGCGGGCGGGTGCTCATCGTCAGATGAGCCGGTGCTTGCACCGGATTGCGGTAATCCGTTTTCAGGGATCAGGAATCCGGAATCAGGAATCAGTAAGGGGGAATCAGCAGGGCTAGTTCCATGCTCATCCGATGCTTGCATGGTGCTTGTATGGTGCTGGCATGGTGCTGTATCGTCATTGTCCTCGGCATGTTCTGTGGTTTCATCATTGCAGTCTATGCCTTGCCCCATGCTTTCACAGGGACTTTCACTGCATTGAATGTCCGTTTCAGGTGCAGGTATCTCACTTACAGCTTCACGGACATGGGGATTCTGGTGCTTTTTGAAATTGACGACCTGGATGTATTTTTTACCATCAACTTGATATCTGATGATAAAGCCGCGTTCAGCTAGTTGGTCTAAGAGGTTGTCAATGTCGTACTGTTCGTATGGGAATACGAACGCCCCGATCCTTTTTGGCCTGTCCTCAAGTCTCCCCTCGCGGTCGGCAAGACACCAAAGACCAATGAAAAGCAGTCGGGCAGCTAAATCACACTCCGCCAGATCTTCATTCAAAAAAAATCCAGGTTTGATGTTCCTGGCTCTTGGCATGGTTTACCGCCTTCATTCCCTCAGCACTGAAGGGATAACCCCATAGGAAGCGAGCTCATCAAACAGCCAAGTAACGGCGATTGATGCATTCTTGGCACATCTGACAAGTCTGCATTGTTCGTCCAGCTTGGTTTCAGCATAGAAGAGCTCGCCGTCGTCCCATATTGTCACCTGTCCTGTCCATATATGCCGATGCTTGGCCATGTCTACCCCTCCTGTCCCTGGGCTTCCGGAGACTCTTCGCTTTCGGACTCTTCATCGGCTGCAGGGTATTCCGGCATGACGTCTATGACATCCTTTTCCTCTTTTATCTCCTCAAGCCCCTCGGAAACGACGGATTCGTCACGGGCAATGGCGTAGGACATTTCGGGGGAAAGGGGCATGTACTTAGCAAGCTGTCTTATAACCGTCTTTTTGCCCATGGCTACCGGGTTGGTTTGCCACGGGCTGTCCTTCTTGAAGTAGGAGGGGGAATACTTCCTCCCGTATGCCTGCACCTGCTCGTCGGTCATGACATGAAAGACGTATCCGCCGTTTGTAAATTTAACCACTGCGTAGTAATGAGTTATTTTTCCTGGATCGGCCAGTCCGGAGGGCTTATGTACGAGCTTCTGTTCGAGGCCGTACGAATAATCGAATTCGTCGGTTTCGTACACCTCGGTGGCAAATATAGTGGCAATCCTGTCAGACCTGAAGGCCAAATCGATGAGGCCTTTATAGCCGAGGATGAATACGGCCTTTCTGCCGTACGGGACGATGTAGAACTGGCCCAACTGGGGGCTTGGATCCAAACCTAAGGCGGTTCCCGTCATGAGCGCTCCAAGGAGGGAATAGGCATCGCATGAGGCAAGCGTGGGGTTTTCGCGTATGAGCGTCATGGCTATGCGGGCATAGCGTTCGGCATTTCGCTTCAGGTGCATGGGAAGGGCTTTTGCCATTTCGCCCTTCATGCGCGCTATGAGGCCGATAGTCTGATCTACCTTGTCCTTTGGTCTCTGGGATATCTTGTTTCTTATTCCCGTATTGTCTCCGTTTACCGTTGCCACCTTTTATTCCTCCCTTTCAATTCTTTTCACTGAAAACCTTCTGTAAGCCGAAGGCTTTGAGAACTGCTCGTAAAGGTCGGGATGCGATGATTTGAAGGCTTTTGTGTCAAGCCTGTTGGTTACAACGTTGCTCCACACGATGCAGTACTGCGAGGTCTCGCCACGCTCAGCGTCACCAAGCGTGGCCTGCAGCTGCTGCCTATACGAATCCCTGAGCTGTTCGAGCTCCTTTATCTGCCCGTCCAGCTTGAGGTAATCCGCAATGACAGAATTGACATCATCGGGAAGCTGTATGGACGGTTTCTTTGCTTCGGGGTAGAGCTTCTTGAGCAACTCATCGGATACGTCTGACCCGTCCCATTCCGGGGGGATGTTCTTTTCCACATGGTTAACCCAGAAGTCAACCTCACGGTCAACCATGGCTGCTATGAATTCGTCATCCCTGGGGATGTACTTCCACTTGAAATCTTTCAGGCCGATCAGGACGGCAATATAGATTCCGTCCCAGCCCATGACCCTGCAGTAGTGCTGGCACTGGCAGAAGTATATATCGGGGACAAGATCTCCCTTCCAGTCGTCGGCGTTGTATTCTGCCGTGGTCTTGCACTCAAGCCCGGCGTTTTCGCCAACAATTTCCCTGTCGATGTTGGCTATCAGGAAGGGATATTCCCCGTCCTGGAAGATGAAGTTGCGCCTGCGGATCTTCTTGCCGGACCTGCGAACAAACTCCTGGGCGACGATATCCTCAAGGACCGTCCCCCAGTAAGCCCTTTCGCCGGCAGATGGTGGTTCGATTTGGCCGGTCTTTTCCAAAAAAAGAGCCATGCGGCTCTTCCACCTGTTGAGCCCTAGTACAACAGAGGCGTCCGAACCGCCCAGCCCTTTTTTGCGTTCCTCAACCCATTTTTCATAAGAGATCCCTTTTTTATTTATGAGCATTCTCCATCTCCTTTTTCAGCATCTCTTCCAGGCGTGCGAGTTTGCATACTTCCTCTTTGAGCATTTTTCTGGCCTTGCGGCTTCCATATTTATGCGCCGCTTCCATGACATGCTCGACCCGCACCCGCTGGAGCTCTATTTCGTCCTGCAACTCCCGGATGCGCTGTTGTCCTGTAAGAAAAACAATGTGGAAGACATCAGTCTCCTGCATATCTGCAGAGAGTCTGCATATCTTCCACAGTAATTGAGCTGACTAGCTCTGGATCCAGGAGCGCCCTTTCGTCCGCACTGCACAATATGATTCTGAGCGCCCTGGCCTCGCCACGTGTAATCCGTCCTCTTTTCCTGCGATACGGCCCGGTAACTGCTCCGGACATAGTTAAAAGCCCAAAAAATTTTTCATCCAATTTTCTCTTCAACATAAATTCCAGCCTCCTCTTCTATTTTTTTGACCAAGTTTTTTATGTCCTCCACACGCCATACAACTATGTTTTGAGACAGCCGTATGCCCTTTGGGAAACGGCCGCTCCGAACCCCGTTGTACCAGGTGGTCTTGGACACTGGGATGATCTTGAGCACGTCGTCCAAGCGCAAAAATCCGAACTCAGGAATGTCCATCGCAAATCACTTCCTCCAAAAGCTGAGCCATAACACATGCACATTGCTTCACCTGGCTGATGAATTCTTTTGTTTCTTCTTTGTCCGGAACGTTATCAACGAGATCGGCGGCGTACGTGAGCACTTCTTCAGACTCGTCTGACATGCTCCAGACCTTTTTGAGCTGCTCCACGAAGGCTTGAAGAACAGCTATTGTTGGTCTCCCCCCGTCTTGGGGGGAAGTGTAGGGTTTACGAGTTCGTCAATCGTGCAATTGAAGACCTCAGCGAATTTTTTCAAGTCTTGTAAGCGTGGCTCTCTACGGCCATTTTCAAAATTCCAAATAGTCGTTTCAGATAGCCCAACTTTTTCAGCTAAATCCTTTTGTGTCCATCCCATTTTCATTCGGAAATATCTCAAACGTATAATCGTAACCACCCCCATATCATTACATTTGTTATGTTTAAGACCAGAATAACCCCAATCCATACATATGTCAAGAGAGAAACCTAAAATAATACAAATTGATCCAATCACACATTCGTGATATTTTTTAAAAAAGGAGAGATGAGATGCATATAATAGGCGAGAGGCTCAGAGAGATAAGGAGAAAGCTAGGTATTACACAAGGGGAGCTGGCATCACTGGTTGGCGTCTCAGAAACTACTGTTTGGAATTGGGAAAACGGTAAACGAGAACCGCGAAGCTCGGAGATAAATAAACTCGCCAAAGTTTTGGGGGTCAGCGTATCTTATCTTATGGGCGAAACGGACATGGATCATGAAAATGTTAAAAAAAATTCTTTCCAACATGTAATTGAAATACCCATCCTCGATCCCACGCTCATAGCCTGTGCAGGGAAAGGTAACCATATCGAAAGCGTATATGCAAAGGCAGAAAAAACAGTATTCCTGCCCGCATCAGACGTGGGCGTCATTTCCGTCGATGCCGACAAGAGACCTTTTGCTGTGGTCGTCGAAGGCGACTCGATGGAAGGTGCTGGCATTCCCGACAAAAGCATCGTGGTAGTTAACCCCGCCGAGGAGATTTACGACGGTGATCCGGTATTAGTTACCTTTGGCATTATGCATCAGATAGCTATTAAGTGGATTTTCTTCAAGAGAAATGGTAATATTGAATTGCGAGCTGCCAATCCTGCATATTCTCCACTTATCTTTACTAAAGAAGATATTGAAAACGATATGATTAAAATAATAGGCAAGGTAATGTACGTCATAAACAAGCCCAAGAAAGGTTTTTAAAAATAATAAATATAAGATAAGCTAGGAGGGGAAGACGTGGCTAAAGAAAGTGAAAATAAAGAAATTAGCGGAAAAAGTCAAGTAGATAAAAAGGCATCGACAGCAGCGGGCGTTGGATGTCTAGTTGTTTTAATAGTAATTATTGTTATTATTGGATTTAAATTTTTCGGTAGTAGCAGTAAACCATCCTCTTGGCCAACATCAGAAATAACCCCGGAGACAGTTACAGCAGCATTAAGAGAGGATTCAGGATTAAACCCTATCTGGCAATGCAGAAATTTCAAGGACAATATTGTTAAAGTTGAAGTCATAGACAGTGCAATTAATCCAGGGCACAAGAATTTATCCGTGTTTTTCAAAATAGGGCAAGTATGGGATGAAACCGATCTGGTTCAACGTGTCGGGGGTACAGTATTGTCAGCCTGCAGCATTTTATATCAAAACCCAAAAGTAGATACTGTCGGGATGTTTGCGTTAGGTGAAATGACGGATAAATATGGTAACAGCAGCCTGGAGACCGTTGTAAAAATAATTTTCAATAGAGACATAGCCAATAAAATTAACTGGAAGGGCTTTACTGAACAATTCAATGTCGACCCAGGCAATATTTATAGAATAGCCGGAAGCTATCATATTCGTTATGGCATCTTAAAATATGTTAAATTAGATAAAGTAAAATTAATAGAATAAGCCAAAAATGAGGTGAGCAGCTGTGAAAAAGTGGGTTAAAAGGTTTGTCCCTATTGGTATTGTCATAGCTGTCATCACATCATTTGTCTTTACTGGCATTGCCTCTCAAAAAGCACCATCCATTCCTAGCACTGCAGAAAAAGCCCTTGTCGCACGCGTCATAGACGGCGACACCATACAACTTGATGACGGCAGGAAAGTAAGGCTCATAGGAGTCGACACCCCCGAAACTGTCCACCCACAAAAAGAAGTAGAATATTATGGCAAAGAGGCCTCGGACTTCACTAAATCTATGCTCGAGGGCAAGGAAGTTTATCTGGAATACGATATCCAACCCACTGATAAGTACGGCCGTACACTGGCTTATATCTGGCTTTCGGACGGTACTCTTTTTAATGAATTGCTCGTGCTGAAGGGATTTGCACAAGTTGCCACGTTCCCGCCAAACGTCAAATATGTAGAGCGGTTCACTGCGGCACAGAAGCAGGCCATAGAGGCCAACGCCGGACTGTGGGCTAAGGAAAGTATGGAAAAGCCTAAGGCACAGGCAAAAGAAATTACTGTCTATATTACAAAAACAGGAAACAAATATCATAGAGCGGGATGCAAATATTTGAAGAAGTCTTGCATTCCGATATCCTTAGAGGAGGCTAAAGCAGAAGGCTATACGCCATGCAAGGTCTGCAATCCGCCTGAATAGAAAGACATCTATTTAATAATAGCCTGAGAGCAGGGAGAGAAATACGATCCCTGCTCTCTTTTTTTATTTGCAAAAAATATTTAAAAAAACATGAAAAAGGTGTTGACAAAAAATGAAGGTGCATATATGATATAGACAGCAAGGAAGA